AAATATCTTATACCTAACTCTAGGGCTTCCAATTGTTCATCAATTGGTTCTAGTAACTGTGGGTCAAATTCTGAACGTTTGTATCCCCACGGAACTCTAGGACCGTTAGCTCTGTCATATCTATTCGTTGGATTCAGTCTCTGTGCTATCGTCATCATTCTTTGCTGGCAATATAAATAAACCCATCGGTTTTTCTGCCGATACGTTTAGCTTTTCTACCTTAGAAAGTCCAACCCTGTCAAGTATTTGCTGAGATGCAGATAGTTTTTCCCTGTTACCAATAGCTGTCGGGTCATCAATAACCCCCACCATAGATAATACAGCTTTAGGCGCATTAGCGGCCATTTCAAGTTCTGCACGTTCTATAATTTCAGTGCGTAATGCTTGCATAATCGCATATGGATTAGTCGTCTCTGAATATCCTGCAATACGCATTGCTTTACTGTAGTTACCTTTTGCCTCAGTAAACAGAGCGTCTAAAAATTTATTTTGTAATTCTGTCAATTGTTTAGGCACGAGGATTCTTCTTTCTACCTGTTTTAGTCCTTGCGAATGACCTATTGCGAGTCTTAGACTTTACAGATAACTTTTTATTATTCATCGGATTGCCACTAGTGTGGTGCACATCTTTACCATCGCCCTTGGCAACCTTACCCTTTTTAGCCATAATGGCACGCGCGGCGTTACGCGAAGCTCTACGCTTTTTTTGTTTGGGCTTAGCATGGTAGCTATCGTATTCTTTTCTATAATTACGTTTACCGGTCATGCTTTTGACTTTTTCCGTTTGGTCGACTGTTTCCGTCCAGAGGGTGAAACGGACCATCTGATTGAGGTTGGCTTACCTCCGGGATTTCCGGCTTTTCTTTTCCTGCGCACGGCCGCAGCTTTCTGTCCTTTAGACATTTTGGCCGCTGCCGCCGCCGGGCGACACGCTGGATACTTTCTCTTAGATTTACTGGCTGATTTACGCCCACACTTTTTTCCTGTGGACACATCTCGCCAATCTTCTTTGAACCACTTACGCAGTCCCCCTTGATAACTCATACCGTTTCACCTTTATATCCCTACAACTGCAGCCATGGATACCATTGCAAACATAATGAATCCAAAACCTAATAGTGATATGATGCCAATTGTAAGGGCAATTTTAACGTTTTCTATAAACTCTGCTCTTTGCCGTAACGCTTCTTTTCTAGCTTTTGTCGCTGCGACCTTTGCTTCTTGAATTCTTCGGGCCCGTTCATCTATGATGCTTTGCCATGTGCCCGGACCAAACCGCAGGTCGATTAAAGTTCTCATCTCCTGAACTTTTTCTTGCGCTAACCTAGCATCTATGACTTCTTGTGCTACTGATTCAATACCAAATTGGTCGCCTATACTCCTGCCAGATTTTTTAGACCTTTGTTGTTGTACCTGCTTTTCGCCTTCAAGCAGATTATCTACGTATTTTGCAATATCACCAATATCATTAGCGGTGTTAATAGTCGATTTTATACCGTCTACTGCACTTTTTACTAGTGCAATACCTGCTAGAGTTTCGGCAATCATCTCTTTTCCTCACAAGATTACTCATCTATGGCGACCTTGGCTATGACCTCCATCCGCCGCCCATCGCCTTATATCGTTTTGCCGCAAAAGCATTAGCGTACGCAGAAGGGTAAACTTTAAATTTACGTTTGGCCTCAGCCTTAGCTTTACTCCAAAGAGCTGGCTTTGTGGGTGTGGGCTTTTTAGATTTTGATTTTTTCTTAGCTGCCATTTATCTACCTATTAGGGTCAAAAAATTCATTAACCGATATGAGAGCTGAAATAGTGCCAGAAGTCTCGGCGGTTAACACAATTTTATCGTTAGCATTCAGACTTATAGAATTGCCATCAACAATATTAGTAAAAGAATTAGCTGCCATAGATAAATCTTGCACTATGTAATAATACGCTGACGCATTCGAGTCATAGTATTGTGCGGATATTTTCTTTGCACCTGAATTATTGTTACTAAAACTAAAGTGCTTTACCACTGCTGCATGTCTTGTGGGAACAGTATATATAACCGTCCCACCCGTGCCAACAGTTACACCGACAGTGGTAAATTTTGCACTTTCAAGTAAAGGCATCTGTTACTTCTTTTTCATGCCGCCGCCGCGCATCTTGCGAGCCATTTTCATTTTGCCGGCGCGAGCTTTTGTTTTAGGTTGCTTGCCCATTCCCATGCCGCCACCGCGCATTTTAGCCATTTTCATTTTGCCGCCACGGGCTTTAGTTTTCTTCATTACCATATCTAAGATTCCTTCTCGCCAACACTAGGCTTTCAAAAACATCATCTGGAAAGTGTTTATAATATCCTGACTTTTCCAGACTCACTGCGGCATCATCAAGCTTCGATAACCGCTGCACGAATACCATACAGTATTCTAAATCTTCCTGTTCATCATGAATCAGGAAATCCAATCCAGCATCTTCTGCATCATAATTAGGGTGAAACACCATGAGATGCATATCTTTGCCGGCAATAGACAGTGCCTCGTTCATGCCGTCACACCACCCATCAAGATATTCTATGTTGGGTAGCTCCTCGCTCGCCCATACGATGATGTCAAAACCAAGTTCGTTATAATCTCTAACTGCATCAGCTAATCCGTCAAGACCGCTGTTGATGCTAAACATCACTTGGTTTTCTGCCCACGCTTTCTGTGCGTAAGGACAAGGCGGCATGCCATTTAATTTTTCATTCGGAACCTCTAAGAAATCCTTAGACCATTTCCGGATACTAGCTTCTACGGTATGCACGTGTCTTCTTCTTTTGTTGTTCGATAAACTTGCGATATATACTAGCCGCCGAAGTCTTTCCCGCTGCTCTGGCTCGTTGTTCCATAGCAATAGCAGCTTGTGTCTTGTGAGCGTGACTTCTGCCTGACGCTTTAATTTTACGGACGGACGCCTCTGCATCTTTAGAGGTAGCAAATTTTAAGCCCTTTATAGTGCCTTTTGGGTTCTCATCAGTGTACAAGTCGCTATGTTTTTTGCTTCTTGCAGGTTGACCTTTTTTCCTAGGTATTCTTGGAGCCATTTTTATTCATTTTCCTAGATAGCTTTTTATCTTGGTCAGAAATTTTTTTATCTTGGTCAGACTCTTCTGATGATAACTTTCTAATCCTGTTTAGTAACTGTCTATCTTGGTCAGACATTCTGTTTAGTAACTGTCTATCTTGGTCAGACATTTTTATCTTACCATCTTTGGCTTTAGATACTTTTTTATTTGCCATATTCTTTTCAATTGCACGTCCACGAGCTTTTTCATATGATGATAAATTACCGTCTTTGTCTAAGTCAGCTTTACCAGGATTCATGAGATTAGCACCTCTTTGTAGCCGTGGCACGTTGGTAGGTAACTCCATAATGTGTTTTTTAGCTGTGGTGCCGCCCTTTTTCTTTTTCGAAGGATTAGATTTTAAATCTTTTACAGCAATAGGGCTTTGTAAATACTCGTTCAACGCCATGGTTTCATCACGTTTTAAATCAATAAAATTAATACGGGCTTGTGCCTCGTTTTTTGAACTTAGTCCAGCCATTACTTTCTCCGTTTTTGTGCGCTATTAGTAGGTAGCTCCATAATATGTTTCTTAGGCATCCGTGTGCCACCGGCGCGTTTACCAACTTTTACACCTCGTTCGTCAAGATATTCAGAAAAGGATTTATCTTGCAAAGTTTTAGGTAAATTTACCCCTCGCCCCTCAAGATATTTAGCTAATCCAAAAATTGCAGAATCTACCCTTTCGCTGCCTGTTATCTTTGGTTTTACGTATTCTTCATAATATTCTTTATGAAGACGAGTGGGAGCATCTTCAGGGTAGGGTTTTGGTATTCCCTCTACAGTAGGAGCTTCAACTTTTTCTCTTTTGGTACTAACTTGCTTAAGTCCTTCAGAATATATTGAGGTCATTAAAATTCTCCAGTCTTCATGGCATCAGATAATTTGTTAGCACGTCGTCCTACCTGTCGTGCCCATCGTGAGTCCAACATCTCGTAAGATGCAGCCTCGAAGTTGCCTTCGTGGATAGCATTCCACATTTTTTTAAATTTACAGAGCCGTGGGACACCCATATTGAACGCCATGTCCATCAAAATTAACTGGCGTACGCCGTCTAACTCTTCAACGCACATGTGCACTCTGCACAGTTCATCTTCAACAATCTTAATATCATTCATGGCTAAGAAACGAGCATCTGCCTCTGTGATACCGTGCTGGTAGACTGCATCCATATTCGGTATATCCATGTAGTTTAATTCTTCTTTGCTAATACCTCGGTCCTTAAGATTACGTCCAATACCGATGGTATCAATGCCAAGTGTGTCTTTATATACGTTAAGCACCATGCCTTCGTGCTCAATAAGTTTATCTAAGAAATGAGAAGTGTTGTATTTCATTATTTTTTACCAAACTTTTCCATTAGCTTATCTATGTGAATGCGCGACTTACTTCTGTCCATATACTCTTCGTACATACCCTCTATGGCATATTCAATAAGTGTACCGATGTCCCAAGTGTATACGTAATTTCTGACCGCAGCTCTGATATCTGCTTCTGCGTAGGTTTTTACTTTAGGTGCACCCTCGGTATTTTCCATTTTAAACATAGACATTATATATCCATAGCTCCTACAATACCGCATGTATAATCCACAGATGCCCAGCTGCCGTCTTTTGGAATATCTTCGTATACCTCTTTATACCGTAAGCACTCGTTTTCTTTATCGAACCACTGAACAGATTGGTTAAAGCATTGACCATTAGCAGTACAGACAGTCAGCACTAATGCCCAGATAATCGTAGTCATTCTTTCTTGCCTTTACTTTCTTGGCCCATCCAAATACCAAAAATACCTGTCATGACACCCATTATAACAGAAACAAATGCTGACTGTTGCATCGTAGGGTTTTCTAAATTCATAAACCATTCTGCACAACGCCATGACATTAACACAGACGCAAGCATTGTCATACGTGCAATAAGGTTATATTCAATCAGCTTTCTTAGCCAACTCATTTTTACTTCTTGCCGAAAAACTTTGTCGCACTTCTGACCCCAAAGCTTGCAGCAACAATAACGCCCAAGCTGTACTGGTACCATTGAGGCATTTGCTCCAGTTGTTGAAATCCATTTGCTACTACATCTTCCATCCCAGGTATGAATGCGAGAATCAACGGGATACTAAACAAAATTACAAGCCACTCATCTTTCCATGACGACGAGGAGCTACGAGCCATTTCCAAGTCCCAGTCAATTTCGCCGGTAGCTTTCTTCTGCATAACTATGGCTTCGGCCTCAGCTTTCGCTACATCGGCCTTGACTTTTGCTTTAGTCTTCTCGACACGACCTTCCAGCCATGTTCCTGCTATATTTGCTATTGGGCCTATCAGGGCTGTTAGCATTTCCAACGTCTCCGTGCTTGTCTCAAACGGCTGTTAGGATTCTTTGCCGCTTTAGGAAACTTCTTCATCTGACCGGCGGAACGCGCACAGAATGACTTACGACGTTTGGCAGCCTTGCTTCCCGGCTTTACTTTACCGGTTACAGCTGTCTTCAGCTTAGAACCGGGATTCATTTTACGATATGCTTTAACCCCTGCTTGAGTCATCCCTGCCCCAGACTTAGTGGAGCGGAAGTTCTTCTTGTTACGAGCTGGCATCTTGCTAGGTTTGCGTGCCATTTTCTCCCTCACCTGCTTCCGGTATGATACACCGGTATTTTATAGATGAATCTGCCGGAATAATATTCCATACATCATGTACCATCTCATCAACACGAGCTTTACATAATTCTTGCGTTATGTACGGACCTCGTGTATCTTCTAGTTTGAAACATTCGGCGGGTAACATTAAAGAACAAATAAGTATAGATGCCTCGAACATTGGAACCTCCATAAAAAATGGGACGGAACTCAACGTTGGCAAAATTCCGTCCCGTGATGCCCTTGAGTGGCTATAGCGAACCCCGCAGGAATAAGTACAGCATCAAGTCGTGTTGGCAGGAGGGGGTTATCCCCCGTCGTACGGCAACATGTCCTCAGCAACCAACGCTTTTTCAACATCCTCAACGCTAAAGGTCTTACCGGTACGTTCTTGTAGTGCAGCCCTTACGTAATATACGTGGTGACTAGGGATGTGCACTCTATACTGTCCATATATTTCATACTCAGCACACAGTTGCTCTAATTTGGAACCGTATTGTCGCTTTTTCACCATTGTATATATATTGTATCACAATTTTATTGCTTTGTGAAGCTGTTTATGCTTGACAGGCTTAACGTTACCAGTACCCGCTTACCAGTAGTGGTACCAGATAATTAATTTTAGTACCAGATGCATTTTCCCTCTTGACAGAGGGGTCAAAAACATGGTACAAATTCTTGTTTTTCTTTTTTCCCTTTTTTTCTTTTTCAGTAACACCTAAGTTTATGGTCGAGATAGAGAAAATGAAAAGAAACAGAAGAAAAAACTACAAAAGTCCAATAGTGTGTACACATAGCTACTGGGAAAAAAGATATGAAGATACAGATACCCCTGATAAAGCCCCCAAATCCTACTATGCGCTCATTATGGGACAAAAAATACAAAATAATAATCAACAAGAAAAAGAAAATACCGAGAAAACAGAAATACAAAAATAAAATAGATATATTAGCATAGCTAGCTGCGGCTAGCTTTTTTTGTGCCTAAATTCTGCCGGAGGGGGTTGCTTGTGTACATGGCCGCCGACTGGTTTAAGGTTGTATTTTCCCAATCTCGGGTCGAACCCGTATACAGGTAACTGGTATAGCCCCCCTGGCCCATGCGTACCCGTCGCGCACTCACTGCTAAACCATTGTTTTTATTGTATTTTATGTCGGTTGTAACAAAGTTGCGCTGCAAAGTAATATTATTGCGTC